TAAACTCTAAATCTCTTACAAAAGGAGATATTTTTTCTTCTTGGTTTTTAAAAATATTAAAATACTGAGTGTCGTTTTGTGTATTGTTTTGATTTTGACGGTTTAATTGACTTCCATCAGGAAAATATGATTCAAATATTTCCAACTGAACTTGCTGAGCTAAGTTATTAAACTCTGCAGGCGTTATATAACCTCTTTGCTCTTTATTTAAGATTTGCAAGACCGTTGTGTATACTGTATTTACATTTACCATTTTTAATTTTTTAAAATACTATAAAGGCGGACGTATCCGCCTATATAATAGTATCACTTGTTTTTATAGTTTTTTATCTATAGATTTATAGATCTCAACTCCTTCATCTGTTTTTAAGAAAGAAGCAAATGCAGAGTAAGGGTTTTCATCAAAAGGCACGTTCATTAATTTTCTACCGTTTGATCCCCAGGCAAATGTTCTTTGATCTTGAGATAATTTTACTAGTCCAGCTTCAACAGCTTTAATAGCGAAGTTTCTTAATTGAACATTATCATCTTTAGCTAATGCTATAAAGGTTTTAGGGTTTTGTTTAGCAAATAAAAGTAAATCTCTCTTTAACTCTTTAGAGCTTAGTTTATTTACAATAGAACCTTTTTCAACTCTCATTATAGCTTCTGCTTGATCTATGTCCATATTTCTTGCAGCGTTTAAAGCATCAATCTCTACAGTTAACATGTCTAACTGATCTTCTGCTACAACTTTTGGTTTAAATTCGTCATATATTCTACCTTTCATAGGGTGATAAAGAGAAAGAAGTTTTTGTAATGCAACTTCGTTTTTAGTAGTTCTCAAAGTACCATCTCTAAAAATTATATGACCCATTGTGCATTCTCCTCTTTGTTCATCTACTAAAGGAGATTCTTGGTTTGTAGCATATTTAAGTTCTCTTTGTTTACCAGTTTTTTCATCAAAATATAGTAAAGAGTGTTTTTTAGTATGCTTACCAGGTATTGTTAATGTTAGTGGAGTTTTATTACCTTTTAAATAATAAACTCTATCTTTTAGTTCCCAGCTTTTTTCAACTGGTTTTTCTTTTGTTTTTGACATAATATAATAAAATTAAATAATTAATAAAAGTAAGAATCACCCCTGAAGTTATATCAGGGGTAAATCTTACAGTGTTGTTATGCTCCTTTGAAAAGCACGAAGTTGTTAGCAGCTTGTGTTACTAAACATCTTTCAGATAGGAAGTTTACTTCCATAGCATCAAGAGTTGAAGTAAATGCACCACCAGCAGAACCAGTTAACCAAGACTTCATACGTCTGTCATCTCCTTGAGATGCTCTGTAACGTACGTGTAAGAATGGTCGTCTAATGTTTGTACCTAAAATTTGGTCATAAACAGTAGAAGTTCCAGCAGGTACTAATACTCCTTCGATTGAATTAACACCTTGAATAGCACCACGAGTTGAAGCGTCATTTAAGTATTTCCAATCAGTTTTGTAGAAATCATAAGAACCTCTTCTGAATCCAGAGAATCCAAGGTTAAGAGCCATTTCTTCTGAATTTTCAAATAAACCAAAAGCTGTACCACCGGCGTAACCACCAGAAATATTAGCTAGCATATCGTCAAAATCAAGAGCAGTTTGTCTCTGTAAGAAAAGCATGTTTTCTTCAATAGCACCTTGAGTATCTAAGTTTTTCAAAATTGTATCAAATTCGTCTAGTCCGTTAGCAGCAGTAAATCCTACTTCTACATTACCTCTATCTTCAATAGCAGCAAAAAGACCTTCAGAACCTGGTAGCTCAGCAGCTCCATAATTTGCAGCAGCAGCAGCATTAAGGTTCTTTTCAGATTCTACCATAGACATTTCTAGGTAATCTTCAAAACGTAGTCTTGTTTCAGACTCAGCTTTTAAGTACCATAAATATCCAGAAGCACCATCTTCAGTAGCAACTTCTACCCAACCGATTTGAGCCATGTCAGATCCAGATATTACATACTGATCTCTTAGGATAATAGGTGAGTTAGAAAATTGTGTGAAAGCAGGCTCGATAGAAACTCTGTTCGCAGAGTTACCTGCACCAGTTCCTATTGTTGTTCCTTTTGTATAAGCAGAACCGTAAACAAATACTTTAATTCCACCGAATATACCAGCACCTGTAATAGTGATACCAGCAGCAGCGAAACCACCGTTTGCAAAAGGTTGTACAGTAATAGTGCCAACAGCGATTGCAGTAACAATACCTTTTCCTTCTGAACCATTAGGGTCTAAAAGTACAACTGTATCGTTAATTGAAACAACGTTTTCTATTCCAGCACCAACTGGAATATTAACAACTGATTCGTTGTTAGCTCCAGCAGCTTCTACACCACATCCATCGTAAGATACATGTAGTCTGTTTTGTTCTGACCAAATAACTTGGTCGGATGTCATTGGCATTTCAGCGCCAACCATTCTCAAGAATCCAGATAACGTTCTGTTTCCATAACGCTCTACTTCTTGTTCGTAAATCTCAGGTAGGTATTGCTCAGCAAATGTTCCACCACCAGCAGCATCGTTAAATACTAAATAGTTGCTAGCTAGCGTTTGTTGAACAGGCGAAGGTACAATACTACCAAATTGAGGTTGTAAACTCATAATTTGTTGTTTTTAAAATTAGTTAAATTTTTTTGTTCGTATTCTTAACTTAGATGAATCCGCCCCAGATATTGCTTTAACTTTCATGCCACCAATAAACACTTCTCCTTGTGATTTTCTACCTTCAGTATCACTAAGATTTTTAGATTTGTTTACTACTTCTTTGACCGCGTCAGCTTTACCTTGCTCATAAAAATGAGTGGCGATTTGATCTACGTTTTCAGCAGCATACATAGCTTTGTGATAACCTTTTTCGTCTTTCATATTACCTTCGCTGTCTAAGAACTTCCCGACAAGGTTAGTTATGTTCGATTGATTTTCGGCTACTTTATCAAGATTTACAACATTATATTTAAACTTTTTTTCACCAACTTTTATATCGAAACCTTCGAAATCTTGGCTAAACAAACTTTTTGTTTTATTTTTAAAATCTGTATGTTGTTGCTCTGCTATTTTTTGCTCCTTATTATAGCGATTGAAAAAATCCATAGCTTTTTGTTGGTCTTGAGTTACGCCCGGTCTCAACTTGATTTCGTCGTAATATTTACTCTTAAGATCCTCTAAAAAGTTTTTGGCTTCTGCAATCTCTTCTTTTTTAGCAAGTTTTTTTCTTTTGACTTCTCGCTCTTCGTCAATATCAACATCATAATCAAATTTTTCTTCCATTATGAAGTTAATTTCTTCTAAATCTAAATGTGGTTTAGATTTTTTATAATACTCTTTCAACAATGTATTTTCATCTACATTTGTATAATCAGCATTTAGTCTTGTATAATCATCTATAGTGCCACCAGTTTCTTCCATAAATAAAACTAGTTTTTCGATGTTTTCTGGTAAAGGTTTACCTAGTAATTTTTCATCTCTTACAGCTTCTTTTACTTCTTGTTCAATCTCTTTAACTTCATCAGTTACTTCTTTGATTGGAGAAAACCCTTCAGCAGTCTCGTTGGACTCTTGTATAGGTTCTCCCACCTCTGCGCTATCTCCGGATGATTTTTCCACAGATACCTCCTTTGTTTCTCCGATTTGAATGGCATCTTCTTCTTTTTTAATTTCCACCTTAGTTACATTGCTCTCTAGCTCTACTAAAGGTTCTTTTGGATTAACATTTACTTTTGTAATGTTATCTTTTGTTTCGTTTAATTTTTTAGGTGTTTTCTTTTTTGTTTTTAATTTAAACTCACCTTCCTGTTTAACAGGTTCATTTGTTTTTTCTGACATAATATAATATAATTAAATAGTGTTATTAAATAGGTAGTTGACTTGCTTGATTAGCAGGAGTACCTATTCCTTCTTGTTCAAAGTTTATAGGATCACTGTCGTTTTTTCTTTGAGCGATCATTTTACTTTGTTGCGTACCTTCCATTTTTATACGCTTATCTTTAGCGGCTTCTTTTTGCTTGTCTTTTTGACCTTGCGCTTTAGCAGTCGCTTGTGCTAACTCCATATCAAATTGATGTTGCATTTGCATTTTTTGCATATCAAGTTGAGACTGAGTTTGCATTTTTTGTATTTCCATTTGTGTTCTAGCTTGTTCGTATTGAACTTTAGAACCACTTATAGCTTCTTGCTTTTGAACTTCGTTCATTGCAATTTTTTCACTAGCAGCAGCTTGTGCTTCACTTTGAGCTACTATATTTGCTTGAGCGTTTTCTTGATCTTGTATTCCTTTCTGCTTTCGTTTTACTTTTAATAATTGATTAGCTAGTTTAAGATTTTTAATTTGTCTTAAATCTATAGCGTCCTCAAGATCAATACCACCTTGCTGTAAAGCTACTTGTATGTTTGCCTCTAATTGTTGCTTTTCTTCTTCATCTGGCTCTAATTCTAAAAATATACCAAAGTCATGAAGATTAAGATTAGAAATTTCTTTTAAAGTGTTAACGTTATAGTTGCTTATAGAATTTACTAAAGACTCTGCGGTCAAAGGAAACTCTAAAGCATCAGCTATCTTTAAAGCTATATTTTCTGCTGTTCTAAGAGTTAAATAAGAACTTGCTTGGTTTATATGTCTGGTAGCAACATTAGACGCGTTAGCCGCCATCTTTTGTAATCCAATTAATGTGTTTTTATCTGGAGTACTACCATCTCTAGCTTCGTTAAGTCCAGTTACATCACGTATCATTTGTAAATAATACTGATATGTGTTTATAAGGCTTTGTATTTTAGCTTGACCAGAACTAGCGTTAAGTTCTTGAATTGGTACTTTACCAGGGTTCATATCACCGTCTTGAGTCATTGATCTACCAACTATAGAACCAGTTTGAAAATACATGTTTAATGCTTCAGCTGGATTATAATTAGTTCCATTGCCAAGATCTACTTCAGCTAAACCGTCCATGTCTAAATAAACACCATCTGGTACTATTCTTGACATTACTTGTTGTAACTTTAAATGCGTAAGTTGTATCATGTCTGCAAAACCAATACACTTGCTAACTAACGATTCTATTCTACCTTTATATATTCTAGGCGCACAAATAGAATAATTCATTCTAACCTTAGTAGTATCAGCCATTGGTCTAGACATGTTTTCAGCTAGCTCCCACTTTAACATAGTTTCAGTTCCTAAAACTTTTGCTCCACTATATAAAACTTCTATTGACCTTGATACTCTTTCAAAGTTATTATTTTCCGGTGGATTAAACGTATCAGGTTTTTCAATAGCTTTGACCAGACCTTGATCTGTTTTTTTAATCTTAAAAGTTTGATTATGATAAGTTTTATAATCAAAATAAAGAACTTGAACCGTATTATTGTCATAGTTTGGATAACCAGTAATGTATGAATTATTACCAGGCATGTTTTGTATACGTTCTAATTCTTTTTGAGATAAGTCTGGAAACTCTTTTTTAAGCTCCGGTATTGTTATAGATTTAACTTCACCAACATAATATATATCTTCAAAGTTTGGATCTTCGGTATAAGAATAAACCATATAGGCTGGATCAACGTAATCGACTTTTATACCATTAGCTATATTAAAGCTAGTTTTAACAGCGGATATACCTAAAACTGTTAAATCCATATTTAATCTACGTTTTATTAAATCATATTTATTTTGAGCTAAAACACTAGATATAGCTTCTTCTTCTGCTATTTCTATGCTTTGCTTGTAAGATAACTGCATATGCAGCTCTAGTTCTTCTTCTGATTCTGGTAACAAGTCAGGATCATTAACTTGATAAAGATTTATACCTAAAGTTTCTTTCAAGTTATCTAGATAGTCACTAGCTATCATATCTTCATATATCTTAGAAGCGTATTCAGTTCTCTTTTTTATTGATTCAGGATCTTGAGCGTAAGCTTTAATGTCATAAGATACTTGAGATATTCCGTTTGCTACTATATCTACAAATTTAGAAAGTATAGGCACTGGTTTCCAGTCTAAATTAAGATAAGACAAATCACCATTTATAGATAATTCATCTTTATATTTTTGTATGCTTTGTTCACCTCTAGCGTATAATCTTTGTTGGTGAAAGTTGTTCCAAGCAGTTAAATATCTATTACCAGTAGTTCTACCCTGAGAAAACCATTCGCCTTCTATAGCCTGTGCAACTTGTTTTCCGTATTCAATGCTAGATTTCTCTGCGTCACTAACTACTTGGCTAGGAAATGAAGATCTCGTATTAGTATATATGTTCATTAATTTAAAATTTTTGATACAATTCCTTTATTGTCGTATTTTTTAATACCTAAATCGACTGGTTTTAATTCTTTTTTAACAGATGGAGTATATCTATGTTTATTACACGCCATCAAAGCTAGTCCTGAGCTAATAGAAGCATCATGTGTTGTTCTGTTGTTTATGTTGAACTTAGCCCAGTCTTCTAATGTTCTCTGAAAATACATATCACCATAGCCAGTTTCTTTTAAACCTACAAAATGTTCTATGTATGTTTCTATAGCAGATGCGTGTGCTTGTTTAATATCTTCACTTGAGTTTGGTATTCCACCTATTTCTTTTTCTGTAACAGATAATTTATTTCTTTTTTTATCTGGTCTATTCATAGCAAAACCTCTATAACCTCTACGTTTAAAATAATAAAGCAATCTTGGTTTATTGTTTTCTGCTAATATTGGCATACCATAAAAAACACAAGCCATTAATACATCTTCAAAAAATATTTCAGCTGTTTG